CGCGAGACGTCATCGGTAGCATTGAATCGATGATTGATTCCCGTGAAGAATTTTCTGTGTATGAGTATATGCAGAAGAATGAGCTGCCGGCAATGTACGCTTCTTATGTTGTTGAATATTATGAGAAGCAGCTGAATGAATTTATTGAAGCATCAACCACCAAGGATGAACAGCTCAAGGAAGGCTACAAGAAGTTTGGCCGCGTCAAGCTTAAGAAGCTGATCGACCAGTATACTTCTATTGTGGAAGATGCGAAGCGTTATGGTGACAATACGAAGAAGGTTCGTAAGGTTACACGTAAGCCTAAGGTTATGACGAACGAGCGTCTCATGAAGAACTTCAAGTTTAAGAAGGAAGATCATGAACTGAAGCTCGTGTCTGTCAATCCCGAGTCTATCATTGGAGCAGAAGAGCTCTGGGCATATAACACAAAGAACAAAATTCTTTCCGTGTTTCGTGCAGTTGATCGTGGCGGATTGTCAATCAAGACTGTCCATGTGACTAACGTGGATGAAAAGGCGTGTCTCTCCAAGAGACTCCGTAAGCCAGAAGAAGCTATTGCCAAGCTTCTACAGGCCGGCAAGATCGGACTTAAGAAGTTCATGGATGAGTTGACCACCAAGCCGTCGTATTTCACCACTCGTATCAGTTCTGATACAATTCTATTGAGAATTGTCAAATAGGGTTTAATTCTATCGACAATTGTCAAATAGGGTTGTACAAAACCAGCCAACCATAGTATAATAGGTATATTATGACAATCCATTACGAGTTCCCTCACAACATCAGCCTTGACGAAGTCAAGCAGATTGTTTCCGAAAATCCTGCGTTCTACATCGGAGAACGTGATGGATATATTGTGGCCAACTATCTTGTGTCTGGGTCAGCGACTCACCCGCCTGTAATGGACCGTAAGACTGCTATCATGCGTGAGCTCCGTGGGCTTATGTTTGACCATGATGGAAACTTGATCTCTCGCCGTTTCCAGAAGTTCTTCAACTTCGGAGAACGTGAAGACGTCATGTCTTTGGACCTGTCGAAGCCGCACACGATCCTAGAAAAGCTAGATGGGTCTATGATCACTCCGGTGTACATCAACGATTATATCCGTTGGTGCACCAAGATGGGGGTGACTGATGTGGCATCTCAGGCTGAATACTTTGTGTCGCAAAATCCTAAGTATATGGAGTTTGCACAAACTCTTCTTCCTAGTTACACTCCCATTTTCGAATGGTGCTCGCGTTCTCAGCGTATCGTAATCGATTATCCTGAAGATCAGCTTGTCCTAGTGGCGGTCCGTGATGTAAATTACGGGTGCTATGTGCAAAGGGATCTTGTAGAGAAGTTGGCTAAGGACTTCGATATTCCTGTCGTTCAAGAATTGGCGCCTATGTCAAACCTTGATGACTTCATTGTAGAGCTTCGTAAGCGCGAAGATATCGAAGGGGTGGTTATTCGTTTCGATGATGGCCATATGGTCAAGATCAAGACGGATGCGTACATCACTCTTCATCGTGCTAAGTCGCTTCTAGAAAACGAACGTGATGTCGTTGAATGTGTTCTTACGGATAAGGTTGACGATCTTCTTGCTATCCTTCCGGATACGGATAAGGATCGTCTAATCAAGTTTCGTGATGACGTTATCAGCGATGTTAATAACGTAGTGTTCAAGGTTAACTATTTCTTGAAGAAGCTGCGTGAAGCTAATGTTTCTAGAAAACAGTTCTCTCTAGAAAACGACACACTTGACTCTATGCTTAGAATGTTTATCTTTAAGCATTGGGACGATGATTGCACATATCAGTCTGTTTCTGAATACGCGCTACGTAACCTTGGGTCTAATCGTTCGTTCGAAAAGCTCAAGACTCTGTTTACTACTGCTAAGTGGAAAGAAGTAAAAGTCAATGACTAGCAAGATTATCTCTGTCTTGGTTGGTGTTCCGGCGAGTGGCAAAACCACTTACCGGAACAGGGTTAATGCTGCTAACTTTGTGGTGTTGTCTTCGGACGACATTGTCGAGGAGTTGTGTGCTAATGCCGGCAAGACTTATACCGAAGGGTTTACTAGGTTCGTTGGTGAAGCTACGCGTATCTTTAACAACAAGCTGCAGGAAGCCCTTAAGAACGGCGATTGTATTCTGGTAGATCGTACTAACCTGACAAAGCAGTCACGTAAGCGTATCATGTCTCAGGTTCCTGATGATTACTACAAGGAGGCTATCGTGTTTCCTATTCCTGAAACGGCGGTCTGGATGAAGCGACTTGCTTCTAGGCCTGACAAGGAAATTCCTTTTTATGTCCTTCAGAACATGGTTGCCTCATATGAGACTCCCACGCAAGATGAAGGCTTTGACTCAGTGATTTTCAAATATGAACTTTAATCCAGCAACCGATTGCCCACGGGAAGATTGTCATATTCATGAAACTCCAGGGGGCACAACTTGCGTGTATTATCCGCCGGTTTATGATAAGTATGGAAATAACATAAACCCAGATGGTAATATCTCAACTTATCATATGCACTGTTACACATGTGATAAGAAATGGGTGATTTCATATCAATACGGTAAGAGGATTGAAGATGCAAGATAAACAAGCGTTTATTGACGGTGTCATGGCCCTGGTTGAAACCCAGGGACTGACATATATGGAGGCTGTAATTGAGTGGTGTGCTAGGCATTCCATTGAAATTGAGGCAGTTGCACCACTAATTAAAAAGAATAAGTCTTTGAAATTGTTGGTAAAAAAGGAAGCAGAAGATCTAAATTTTATCAAGAAGACAGGGGCGCGGCTTCCGGTATAAATACCCCGTACTGGGAGGTGTTTTAATGCGGATTAATATTCTCGGAAGACCTACTAAAAAAGTAAAGAAAAAGCAATTAGAATTAGCCGGTAGGTGGTTTTGTAAGAAGCTTTTTGATCCAGCAACCCTCAGAAAACTAAAAGTAGAAGTCAAGCTAAACATTAGTGATCCGTATTATTTCGGAGAGGCTTTTTACAGCAAGCCTAAAGACTGTAATTATCGATATAACATAAGCCTTAATCGCCATCTCGGTGATAAAAGAATGGTTGCTACGCTAGCTCATGAGTTAGTACACGTAAAACAATATGTGTACGGTGAATATGTTAAATTAACACGACCAGATAAACAACATCTAATCAAATGGTGTGGCGAATATATCGACCATCAGACTACACCATATTGGGAATACCCGTGGGAAATTGAAGCCTGTGGTTTAGAGGTTTGTTTATACCACCAATACTATGAAGAAGTTGAACACTAAAAGGAGTAAATTATGGAAGCTACTATTAAGGCGAATGACGACGAATTCCTCTACGTAACTAATAAGGACATCGTCGACAAGGTCGGCAAGCCAATTCGATGGATTCATGAAGATGCTGTGAAGAAGAACACTGAAGTGTTTGCGGCGGCATCAACCAAACTTATTACTAGCACACGCGCCTTCGCTGAAGAAGTTTTTGCTGTTAGGTATGATCTAATGCATCAGAAGGATCTTACTGATAAGATGAAGTATGATCTCCTATGTGATGCCATGCTTAACTTTGAACTTAAGTTTGATAAGATGGTCAGGGAGATGGCAGCCAGTGCAGACCCAGTCGCAGCTTAGTCGTGAAGAAATCGTAGCGTTAGTAGAGAAGCTTTACTACGCTCGCATTTCTAAGGTTACCGGTAGTTATGTCAATTCCAATAAAATCTTGGCAGAGATCTTTCAAAAGGTTTTGAATAGAACAACATGACTCCATTTGAATGCTACGTAGAATACAATGCGTTGAAGCGCCATTTTACTTCTATGTATGATTATTTCAAATATAGAGGTAAGCTAAAACTGTCCCAGAAAAACTTTGAGTCTAGAGGCGATAAGGTTTTCTTCGCGAAGGTAGCAAAACACCGTGATCCAACCGGGTTTATCATTGCTAATCTTTTGGTTAATCAAAAGGCATGGATTCGTGATATTGCCTATTCAGAACAGGCAGAACGTGTCTATGTAGAATGGATTAAGAAAAAGGAATCACTATCTTATACCTTCAAATCAGATTTGAAGAAACTGGATTTGGATTTCGATTCTAACCTAAAGGTTAAATCCGGCGAACATCCACTATTGATTAAACTATATATAGGGGATGAAATCAATTTCGAAACTGTCTGTATCATTTGTCAAATAACAGAATGTCTTGTATATTGGGAGCGCAAGCTTTCAGGTGATCCTGTTATAGAGGAGGTGTGTACTAAGATCAAAAAGTATTTACCGTTCATGAATACTGACGGCAAAAAATATGAAAAAATAATTGTCGATTTTTATTCGACGGTTTAAACCTGCAGTATAAATATATTGAGCGTGTATGCTCTTATACAGTTAATACATAAAATACGATAACATACAAGGAAATACAATGGTTGATTTTAAGACACTAAAGAAGAATTCGGGAGCTAACTCCCTCCTAGCTATCCAGGGTGAA